GCTGATTGGTTGGCAGAGATTAGCCAAGCCCCTAACGCTGACAGCCTTAAATCGGTCTATACCGAGGCATTTAAGGATACACAGTCAGACCCAGAAGCACAGAAAAAAGTTATCGCAGCTAAGAACGCACGAAAGGCAGCACTATGAAGCTCACATTTAACGCAGAAGAAGTTAAGCAAATCTTAATCAAGTATGTCGAAGCCAAGTACGACATGGAGTTTTTTGATTGCGAACTGAAAAACGCTTGGAATGTTGACTTTGCCGTCCTAAGTGACGAAGAGGAGCCTAAAAGTGGAACAACGGACTGATGATTGGTTTACAGCCAGACTTGGAAAAGTCACAGCCAGCCGAGTTGCCGATGTGGTTGCTAAAACAAAATCGGGTTACTCGACAAGTCGTGAGAACTACATGGCTCAATTGGTTTGCGAACGACTTACTGGAAAGCCAGCCGAGTCATTCACAAACTCAGCCATGCAATGGGGAACAGATACAGAGCCACTAGCGAGGGCAGCGTATGAAGCAAGAATGGACATCTTGGTTGATGAAGTTGGGTTCATCGATCACCCAAGTATTGTCAATAGCGGCGCTTCTCCTGATGGATTGGTGGGTGCTGACGGACTTATTGAAATAAAGTGTCCCAATACGTCAACCCACATCGATACACTACTTAACCAGGCTGTACCAAAGAAATATGCAGATCAAATTTTCTGGCAGATGGCTTGCACTGGTCGTGATTGGTGTGATTTTGTATCTTACGACCCACGCCTCCCTCCAGACTTACAGTTATTTATTAAACGAATCCCTCGAGACAATCAATACATACGATTGCTGGAGTCGGAAGTCATTGAATTTCTGCAAGAAACCGCTACAAAAGTAGCAAAACTTTTAAACTTGAAAGCGTTAAATGAGCAAAACCATTAAAGAAATCACAGTCATCAGCGGCAAATACACCAATGCCCAAGGCCAAGAAAAGTCACGTTATCAACGTATTGGCTCTATGATTGAGACTAAGAACGGCCCAATGCTAAAGTTTGACGCCATGCCTATTGTTGAGGGCGGTTGGAGTGGTTGGGCTTACTTGAACGACCCCAAACCAAAAGAGTTTGACAAGGGTATTGATTCTGACGTACCCTTCTGATAAGATGTAAGAACCATTAACCTAAAGGATTTTAAAATGGGATACTACGGTAAAGAAAAAGCACCTAAAGGTGTTACCGCTTCTGATCGCACAGGCGAGAAGATGGGTAGTGAAAAAGGCCCAAACAGCACCAAGTTTATGGCTGGTGCATCTGGTGAAAAAATGCCCAAAGGCGTGAACGCTTCTGACATGACTGGTGAGCGCAAAGCTAAATTGGTCGGCGGCGTTGCTATGGGCAAGGCTGACAGCATGGGTGACCGTGTTGATGGTCACATGGGTCACAACGATGGTCGTTTGGGCGAGTTCAAGGGCGGTAGCCGTGAACACGTTGCTTACGAACATAAGCGCATGGATCACGTCCAAGATACGATGTAATTAGCGATAACCCCCAAGGTGTAGTGACCAAGGGGGCTATCTAACCGTTAACAAGATAAGGTTGTTATGGCTACACATAATTCTATTGAAGTTTGCGAAAACTGCAAATTTTGGGAATACACGGGTCACGCTGGTGAGTGCCATCGTTACCCTAACGCCGTAGTTAAGTACCAATCACATTGGTGCGGCGAATATGTCTCCTTGTCGGATTGCACCGACTTACCTCCCACTCCGGTGGGGGGATTTTTATCTCTCCCTGTAATGGACATCATGACAGAGGAAAAGCGCAAGCCAGGCCGCCCAAAGAGGATTCAGCAATGAAACTCAAGCCTTTGCGTGACAAGATCGTGGTCAAGCCTGAGCCACGCATCAAATCAGAACTATGGATTAAGACAGCAGAAGCCGACACCATTGGTACGGTGGTCGCTGTTGGGCCAGGCCGTTATTTAGATGATGGCTCATTCGAGGACATGAAAGTAACCGTAGGGGCTAAGGTTTACTTTGGTCACTTGGCAAAAGAGTATGGTAACGAATACTTAAAGTTCATGGAGTATAAAGAAGATGGTGAACGGTACTTGCTGATGTCTTGGCAAGACGTTTGCTTTGAAGAACTCCCATCTACTTAAAGGAATTACCATGTTTTTTGAAACTGACAATGTTCGTTTTCGTGCTGCTCAAATGGCTATTGATACCGTTGGTCACGAAGATGGCGAATGGGTTGAACTGGCTGACTTGATCGTGGCGTTTGTGAATGAAGAAATTGAATGGTTGGAAGAAGAAGATGCCGCTGAAGAAATCAACGAGTGATAAAGCGTTCAAAGAGAACATTAAGACTGAAGTGAAAGCTGGCAAGCCTGTTAAGCAAGCTGTCGCTATCGCCTACTCAGAAAAGCGTGAAGCTGAAAAAAAGAAAGGTAAGAAGTAATGTTTAATTTTTCACACTCTGAGCATGAGTTGCGTGACATCATCCAAGCCTTAGAAGCTCGGATTATGGGTTTGCAACAACACTTGCAAAAGCTGGTGGCTGACGCTAATGGGCAAGCCCAAGCATTGGTCGCAAAAAAGACTGAAGAACAAGCAGACGACACCGCTGCTTCTTGATAGATTGGGAACTGTTAAGCCAGCATTTGAGGATGGTGACGTATAGCATTTTCTGGCTTTCTGCTATACCATGTTGAAACCCAAATCAAAGTTCCCTTCTTATACATGACCGAAACAAAACGACCTGTTGGTAGACCTAGCACTTATGACCCTGCTTACTGTGAGCAAGTCATTGAGTTGGGTAAGCTCGGCAAGTCGATTGAGCAAATATGTGCAGATTTAAATACACCAGTTCGCACATTATATGAATGGCGTGATCGTTTTCCCGAGTTTTCGCAAGCCTTGGAAGATGCTAAGAGTTTTGAACAGGCTTGGTGGGAAAATCAAGCATATTCATACATGGTAGAAACCAAAGAAGGCCCGAAACTGAACGCTTCTTTGTGGTCACGCTCAATGGCTGCACGATTCCCTAAAAAGTATCGTGAGCAGACTAAGACTGAAATTACTGGTGCTGATGGCGCACCGCTGTTAGCTGGTATTCAAGTTACTTTTGTGAAGCCTGATGACGCCGACAATTCAGAACGCTGAATTTCCTGTCAAGCTCTCATTTCTATTTGAGCCTTGCCGCTATAAGATTGCTTACGGTGGTCGAGGCGGTGCTAAATCATGGGGTATTGCTAGAGCATTACTAATCCTTGGTGCTAAGAGCCAATTACGCATTCTTTGCGCTCGGGAATTCCAGACGTCAATCAAAGATTCGGTTCATAAGCTGCTTAGTGACCAGATAGAGGCGCTAGGGCTGCTTGGTTTCTATGAGATAACCCAAAGTGCCATTCGAGGCAAAAACGGCTCAGAATTCGCTTTTGTCGGCCTCAAGAACAACGTGGCTAACGTCAAGTCGTTTGAGGGTGTTGACATTTGTTGGGTGGAAGAAGCGCAGACTGTCAGCCGATTAAGCTGGAACACGTTAATACCTACTATTCGTAAGGAAAAGTCGGAAATTTGGATTAGCTTTAACCCTGAGTTGGAGTCAGATGAGACTTACCAGCGGTTTGTGCTGAACCCGCCAGCCAATAGCAAGGTCGTCAAGATCAACTGGTCAGATAACCCTTGGTTTCCCGAAACGCTGAAGCTGGAGAAGGATTCTCTCAAGGCAAGGGATATTGAGGCGTATAACACGGTCTGGGAAGGTTTATGTCGTCAGACTGTGGATGGGGCTATCTTTGCCCGTGAAATGCAATTGGCTGACTTAGAGGAGCGCATTACCCGTGTTGCCTATGACCCCACAAAACCCGTTCACGCCGTATTTGACCTTGGCTGGTCGGATGCAACGGCTATTTGGTTTGTCCAATTCATTGGCATGGAAACACGCCTTATTAGATATATCGAGGACTCCCAAAAGACGATCTCAGACTATCTTGCAAAAATGCAGACCTTTGGGTATATCTACGACACGCTGTGGCTTCCGCATGATGCTGAAAACAAGACTCTTGCCGCTAACGGTCGTTCCATCGAGCAGATTGTTAAAGCAAGCGGTTATAAAACAAAGATTATCCCAAAGACTCCGATAGTTGACAGTATTAACGCAGCCCGTACACTATTCCGTAACTGCTGGTTTGATAGGGAAAATTGCTACGATGGGCTACAATGCTTACGGCATTACCGCTACGAAGTTGACCCAGATACCAAAGCATTTAGTAAAACGCCTGTTCACGATCAATACAGCCACGGGGCTGATGCGTTTCGGATGCTTGGTTTGATGGTAAATGAGCCTCGGCAGCGCAAACCAGTTAGAACGCAGCCACAAGGCTACGGTCAACCTTTAGGATGGATGAACTAATGGCACAAGATATTCCTTACGGCGGTCAAGAACCCGAAATCATTACTGAGGCTAAACAGTTCCTCAAATGGTGCAATGACTCTGACACCATGAACCGTCAGGAAGCTTTGGAAGATTTAAAGTTTGTGTCCGGCGGCGACCAATGGCCTGTTGACCTACAAAACTCCCGCAATCTTGAATCCCGCCCTGTTCTTACCATCAATAAACTGGATGGCTTTTGCCGCCAAGTTACTAATCAGCAACGTCAACAGCGCCCACGGGCTAAAGTTCACGCTTGCAACTCTGAGGCAGACTTTAAGACCGCACAAGTCGTAGAAGGCATCATTCGCCACATTGAGACGCAATCTAATGCTGACAATGCCTACGACACCGCCTTTGACCACGCTGTGCGTATGGGTTGGGGCTTCTGGCGCTTGATTACCAAATACTGCAAAGATGATAGCTTTGACCAAGAAATCTACATTGATGCAATTCCTAACCCTTTTACGGTCTACTTTGACCCTAACTCTGAGCGCATAGACGGGTCTGACGCTGAAAAAGTGCTGATTACCAGCATGATGAGCAAGGAAAAGTTCAGGGATATGTACCCTGACTTGGACGATGGCTCTAGCTTTACCCAACGTGGCACAGGCGATACACAGTCAGAATGGATTACCAAAGAGGATATTCGCATTGCCGAGTATTTCTACGTTGAGCGCAAGCCAGCGACTTTATATCTGTTGAGCGATGGCTCTAGCCGTTTTGATGATGGCGACAAGTTCTTTGAGCGCATCGAGGCTATGGGCTTGGAAGTGGTCAGAGAGCGCAAGACCATGAAAAAGCAGATCAAGTGGGTCAAGCTGACTGCTTACGACATTATTGAAGAACAAGATATTACTGGGGAATACATCCCTGTTGTGCCTGTTTATGGTCGTCATGTTGTTATTGGTGACAAGCGCAAGAAGTTCGGCATGGTTCGCCACGCTAAAGACGCACAGCGTATGTATAACTTCTGGCAGACTACCCTGACAGAATCGGTTGCGCTGGCTCCAAAGGCCAAATGGCTGCTTGCTGAAGGCCAAGATGAAGGTCACGAAGGCGAATGGGCAGCGGCTAACATTAAGTCGTTCCCGCTGTTGCGCTACAAACAAACCGACATTGACGGTAACCCTGCACCGCCTCCGCAGCGTCTGCAACCTGAACCGCCTCCAACTGGCGTTATGACCGCTTTGGGCGCTATCAATCAGGACATTACAACCCTGATGGGCATCTTTGACCCTTCACAGCAACTTCCAGGCAATATGTCTGGCAAAGCTCTGAATGGTCAGCAGCAACAAGTCGATCTGACTAACTTTGACTTTTACGACAACCTTACAAAGTCAATTGCTCACACAGCCAAGATTATTTTGGGCATGATTCCTAGCATTTACGACACGCACCGTGTAATGCGTATCATTGGTGACGATGGCAAGCCCGATTTGATCGCTATTAACCAACCCACAAGCGATGAAGCTGGCGTTTACCGTGTTCTGCACGATATGACTGTTGGGCAATATGACGTGGTAATGGATACTGGCCCAGGCTACAACTCCAAACGTCAAGAAGCTGTTGACGCCATGCTGCCGCTGTTGGGTGGCAATGAGCAGTTGTTTAACGTCATTGGCGACTTGGTGTTCCGAAACATGGACTTCCCTGGCGCTGACACGATTGCCGACCGTTTGGCTGCATCTAATCCCATGTCGCAGATTAACGACAAGTCAGACGTGCCGCCGCAAGTTCAAATGCAGCTTAAAGCGTCTCAAGCGCAGATTCAACAGCTTACGCAGCAACTGCAACAAATGCAGATGATGATTAAACAGCGTCAAGATATTGAGCAGGTTAAGCAAGATGCTGAAACCAAGCGTGTGCTGATTAAAGAAACCAATAAAGCGCACGATATTGAGTTGCGTGATCAAGAGAAACACCGTGATGTGCTGCTCAGAACGCATACAGCGGCGCACGATACTGTGCTTAAAACGCAGACACAAATTGAGATTGAGCAAATGCGAGCGCAATTGGCGCTGATGCTGGCGCAAATAGATCAACGGGCTGAACGAGAAGCATTATCTAACTCGACAGACCGAGCAATTTAGTGGTATAACCACAAAACCTTACCAGTTAGGTTAACTGGGTAAATTTCTTAGGGAAACCTATGTCAGAAGAAAAGCAAGCGGGTAATGTTATTACCAGCGAGAACGCAGCCGAGTTTTATAGCCAGAAAATGGGTTTAGCTGACCAAGCGCCAACCGAGGCTGAAGTTGAGAATCCTCCTTCAGAGCCGGAACAGGTAGCAGAGCAGAGTGAACCAGAGGCTAAAGACGAAGCGAAACCAGTAGAGGAGCGCAAGCAGAATCCTAAACTTGAGAAGCGGTTTTCTGAGATTACTAAGCAGCGTGAGCAAGCCCGTCAAGAAGCGGCGCAAGCAAAGGCTGAAAAGGAAGCTCTGGAGGCCGAATTAAGGGCTTTAAAGCAACAAGCGCAGCCAGCACCACAGCCAGCCGCACCTGTTGACGCAAAGCCTCAGCCGAGCCAGTTTCGTGATGCTTTTGAATATGCAGAAGCATTAGCAGAATGGTCGTCTGAGCAAGCATTGATTAAAAGAGATCGGGAAGAAGCAGATCGCAGGGCCGACCAAGAGCGCCAAAAAGTCATTTCGACTTGGGCAAACAAGGTGGCAGCAGCGAAAAGCGAGATTCCAGATTTCGATGATATGGTCGCTTCTAGCGATGTAGTCGTTCCAGACCACATTCGTGATGCGATGCTAGAAAGTGACGTTGGCCCTCGAATTCTTTATGCTTTGGCAGAAGATGCAGATTTGGCTAAGAAGCTAACTTCCATGTCGGTCGCTGCTTCCTTACGAGAGATTGGGAAACTTGAGGCGAAGTTTGAGAAGCAACCTGAGACTAAGCCTAGCAATACTGTTGGTCAATCAAAAGCACCCCCGCCAATCAATCCGATTAAAGCTGGCACTAGCACCGAAGTGAAAGTAACCTCTGATGGCAAATTTCATGGAACTTATGCAGAGTGGAAAGCAAGTCGCAAGGCTGGCAAAATTCGTTAAATTTTTTATCTTTTTAAAGGAATATCAAAATGGCAAATAATTTGCTCACGATTTCCAAGATCACCAACGAAGCGTTGATGGTTTTGGAGAATGAATTGACTTTCACATCGGAAGTCGACCGTAACTATGACGATCAATTCGCTGTTGTCGGCGGCAAGATCGGTAACACCGTCAATGTGAGAAAACCAGGTAGGTTCGTCGGGACTACTGGCCCTGCTCTGAACGTTGAAGATTTCAACGAAACCAGCGTGCCCGTCACTCTCTCAACCCAATTCCATGTGGATAAAAGTATGTCCACATACGTTCACTAAGAACGTTGGCAAAACCGTCCCTGATTGACTTGGAAGCCCAGAAGTGGGCGACAGGGGGCAAGCAAGAGGAAACTCTGTGCAGCCTGAACGACTAAGTGGGATGGCAGCGAAAGCTGATGCGATAGTCTGAACATCTGTATAACTTGAACCGAAGCAGATGAGTTTGGGTCGAAGAACCCGAACCGCCCGAAAGGGTCAGTAGGCGAAAGCCGAAGTAACAGAATGACACAATTCACAACTCAGGACTTGGCATTGTCTCTGGATATGTTCAGCGACCGTGTGTTGAAACCCGCCGTGGCTGCGATTGCCAATAAGATTGACCGTGACGGTTTGACTACCGCTGCTCTCAATACTTACAACATCGTTGGTACTGCTGGTACGCCTCCCACAGGTTTGATTACATACCTGACTGGCGCTGCTTACCTCGACAGCGAAGGCGCACCCCGTGATGGCCGCCGCTCGATGATTGTTGAGCCTTTCACCTCTGCAACTATCGTTGATAGCTTGAAGGGTCTGTTTGTGCCTCAAGAAGCCATTGGCGAGCAATATCGCAAAGGCCTTATGGGGCGGGACAGCGGCGGGATGAATTGGAAACTTGACCAAAACGTTGTGTCGCAAACTTTCGGTTCTTGGTCTGCTAACACTATCGCTATCACTTTGGCTTCTACTAGCTCTGCTGGTGTGTTGACTTCTGGTTGGGCTTCTAGCTCCAACGTGACTTTGACCGCTTCCACAGCTTCTACGCTGAACGCTGGTGACGTGTTCACTATTCCTGGCGTGTACGCAGTTAACCCACAAAACCGTCAGTCTTATGGCAAGCTCCGCAACTTTGTTGTGAACAGCACCACGACTGTGGCTACTACTGGCACTACTGTGAACATTAGCCCCGCTATCATCGTTTCGGGCCAATTCCAAAACGTGCAAGTGACCAGCTACAACAGTCCCAACATTACGGCCTTCAACAATACTGGCGTGACTTCACCCCAGAACATCATGATGCACCGGAATGCTTACACCTTGGCTGTGGCTGACTTGGAATTGCCTGATGGCGTCCATTTCGCTGGTCGTGCTTCCGATAAGGAAGTTGGTTTGTCGATGCGTGTAGTCCGTTAATGTTGGCGGCTTTTAGATTTTGATCTAATAGAAAATTTCTTCTGATTGACTTGGAACTCCGGCAGCGGACAACAAGGGGCAAGTTTAAATACAGCCTGAACGACTAAGTGAAGAAACCCTTACGAGGGATGCGATAGTCTGAACTAGGGTATAACAAAAGAAGCCTTAGAGTGCGACCTGAAGCGGAAGCACCACTAGCAGAAATGCTAGGAGTAACAAAATGCAATACACGATTAACAACGATTCAATTCCAACCCGTTTGGATGTTTTGTATGGCTGGGCTCCTCTGTATCCAGAGTTGGCTTGCCGTGTCGCAGCTTAATTAAGAAAGGATATTCAAAATGGCTAATCCAGGACCATCAACCACAGTATCGGCACACCCACAGAACGTTTTGACTAACCAAGCCCTGCGTTTGGTTGCAACTCTGACTAACGTGAGTGCTAATACTTCTGCTAACTATGCAGTTCCCGTCATCAATACTGGCGTGTTCTTGCCCCAATCCCTGATTGTTACCAACATGAACGCCAATGGCGCTGCTGTCGGTACTACAACTGGTTTGGCTGTGGGCATTTCCACTACCAGCGGCGGTTCTAGCTTGTACGGTTCTGTCACTATCGCTAACTTGACTTCTGTCAACGGTGTGTCTGTGACTTCTCCTACCGCACAAACTACTGCTTTGACCACACAAACGCTGTATGTCAACGTGACTGCTCTGACCACTCCCGTGGCTGGCGCAACCTTTGACGTCTACGTTTACTGCTACGATTTCAGCACCCCATTGCTGTAATCTGAAGTGAAGTAAGGAAAAGCCATCCCTAAAAAAGATGGCTTTTTCTGCTTTTAAAGCTACAATTAACTAACCTTTTGCAAAGGAATCCCTATGTCATCTACGACAATCACTCGTGGCAATTCCCACGAAACTTTCTACATTCAGCCTACATTGGCTCCCGTTGCTGTTGCTGCTAACACTACTGCTACTCAAACCTTTTCTTTGCCTGGACTGCAAACGACTGACATCGTTGTGGTTTTGGGTTTGAACGGGTCGCAGATCGCTGGCATCGTAATCGCTGAAGCTGATTGCTTGGCTGCTAATGTGCTGACCATCCAGTTTGCTAACGTAACTGCTGCTTCTGTTACTCCTACTACTGGCACTTACACCATCCAAATTACCCGTTTGGAAGGCCCAGCACCTGTAACGGCTGTCTAACATGGCAAATACGTCAGCTTTTAGACTTGGTGGGCTTACCCTTGGCTTGTCCGTTGGTACTGCCGCCCACTCTGCTGTTGCGCTGACCTCGAATACGCCTGATTTGATTAACTTTGTGGCTTGCACCAATACTGGTACAGCGACTGTTGCTATCAAATTCAGCACTATTTCGAGCGATGTGGCAAAATTGCCAACAGACGGGACATTTGGGGACTTCGTATTGCCCGCGGGAATGACAACACCGATCTTGATCGCTGTTCCTGCTGTAAATATGCAATATCCTGTTTATGTGACCGCTATTGCCTCTGCTGGCACTAACTTGGTTTACGTTACTCCAACGGTTGACCAATCGTAAGGAAGAAAATGGCTGGCCCTAATAAGACCGTTGACCAGAACATCTTGCCTGTCCAGGCATTGTTCAATTTGGATAACACATTTAATACGTTTATCGGTCAGGGTCAGCCCTTTTATGCAACTGTCAACCCTATTCAATCGGGTCTGACAATCACAAATTCAACCATTGATAGCTCAGTTATCGGTGGTTCTGTCCCTGCTGCCGCTACTTTTACCTCGATGGCTACGACCTCGGGAACTGTGGCTAATACTGCGGCGAACCCGACAGACTTGACGAACAAAGCCTATGTGGACATGGTTGTTCAAGGCTACGCAATCAAAGCTGAAGCCCAATGCGCTACAACGGGCAATATAACGCTTTCTGGCCTTCAAACGATTGATGGCTACACTACCCTAGCTGGCGACCGAGTTCTGGTTAAAAACCAGTCTAATCAGGCTAATAACGGCATTTACGCAGCCTCTAGCGGCGCATGGTCACGCACTAGCGATGCCAATACTTACGCCTCGCTGATTTCGGCGTTTATCTTTATTCAGAACGGCTCAACTCAGCAAAACAGCGGATGGGTCTGCACGATTCCCGCTTCTGGAACGCTTGGCACGACTCCCATTACTTGGTCGCAGCTTGCCAGCGCAGTATCCTATTTTGCTGGCACAGGGTTAACCCTTAGCTCTTACACGTTTAGCATTACCAACACAGGGGTGTCGGCTGGCTCTTACGGCTCTGCATCTAGTGTTGGCACTTTTACCGTAAACGCTCAAGGTCAGTTAACATCGGCGGGGTCTACTGCTATCAGTATTGCACCAAGCCAAATCAATGCAGCGATACCCAATAGTTCCTTGGCGAACTCTAGTGTTACGTTCAATGGTGTTAGCGTTTCTCTGGGTGGCAGCGGATCAATTACTGCCCAGACTCCCAACGCCCTTACTATTGGTACTGGACTATCTGGCGGCTCATTTAACGGGTCAGCAGCAGTAACTATCGCCAACACAGGTGTTCTTAGCTTTTCGGCTGGAACAACAGGGTTTACCCCTAGCACCGCTACAACTGGCGCTGTAACGCTTGGCGGCATACTTAATGTAGCTAATGGCGGCACAGGCGCTAATACGCTGACAGGCTATGTGTATGGAAATGGCACAGGGGCTTTTACGGCCTCTACGACCATTCCTACATCTGCGCTTACTGGTAACTTTGTCTCTACGTTTAGCGGCGGCACAACGGGTTTAACGCCTTCTTCTGCGACTGCTGGCGCTATTACCTTGTCCGGCACTCTGGCGGTGGCTAATGGCGGGACAGGGGTTACATCGTCCAGCGGTGCTAATTCGGTTGTTTTGCGTGATTCCAATGGGAATATCACGACTAACTGCTTGTTTGAGGGTTACACAAGCCAAGCTGCTGGCACATTGATTACGCTGACAGCGGGTTCTGTTCAGAATTGGGCTATTACAGGCTCTGGCGGTCAGACGATTAAGCTGCCCGATGCGACCACTTTACCTTCTGGCGCTACGTTTACATTCAATAACAATCAGTCTAGCGGCACGATTGTTATTCAGAATAATTCGTCCACAACGGTTTCCACGGTGCAAGCGGGTGCTTACATCACGGTTGTTTTGTTGAGCAACTCAATTGCCGCAGGGTCGTGGGATTACCATAATTCACCCCCTAGCAATGCAAACTGGTCAACCAATACGCTTTCATGGGCTGGCTCATATACGAATGGAACATGGAACGGCAACCCGCCTGGATTGCTTTATGGCGGCACTAACGCTGCTTTGACCGCTGTTGCTGGCGGTATCGTCTATTCTGGCGCTTCTGCTCTCGCTATTTCAGCGGCAGGAACGACAGGCCAAGTGCTGACCTCTAACGGCTCTGGCGCACCAACTTGGTCAACGCCTACCGCTTACGCTACGGTCACAGACGACACGACCACTAACGCAACACGCTACCCATTGTTTGCGTCTGCTACTAGCGGCAATCTGACAACCGAATACACCAGTTCGACTAAATATCAGTTCAACCCTTCTACTGGAACGCTTACGGCAACGGTTTTTAGCGGCTCTGGGGCGTCTTTAACTAGCATCCCTAACTCTGCCCTTAACAACTCATCAATCACCGTTGGTTCAACGGCTATTAGCCTTGGTGGAACTGCTACGGCATTGGCGGGTTTAACTAGCGTTACATCGACCACTTTTGTTGGCGCTTTGTCTGGAAATGCGACTTCGGCAACGACTGCGACCACGGCAACGAACGCTACGAATACAGCGATTACAGACAATACAACGTCAAATGCGACTTGGTATCCGACAATTGTTTCTAGCACCAGCGGTAATTTGCCTCAAACGACAAGTTCGACCAAATTACAGTTCAACCCCTCGACAGGCGCTCTGACTGTCAACAATATCATTTACATTGCACCTTAAAGGACAATCATGGGTCAATTAGTATTCCAAGCAAACAGCGGCGGTCAGACTAACTTGGTTGGTCAAAACACCGCATCTACGTTCAATCTGAACATCCCCCTCGCTAATGGCACTTTGGTGTCCACAGGCGATACAGGGACTGTCACTAACACCATGCTGGCTGGCTCTATTACCAACGCAAAATTGGTAAATAGTAGCGTGACGATTGGCTCAACAAGTGTTGCACTAGGTGCTACGTCTACCACTTTGGATGGTGTGAATATCGGCGCTACAACGCCTGGAACTGGCAAGTTCACCACGCTGACAAGCACATCTGACGCCTCTATCCACGGGCTGACTGTGGGTCAAGGGGCTGGTAGTGTTTCTACAAATACTGCTGTGGGTGCTAGTGCTTTGGCGGCTAATACGACTGGCTCAGGAAATTTGGCTCTTGGTTATAACGCATTAAATGCTGCAACTGCTGATAATTCAAATACCGCTTTGGGGTTTCGTGCATTGCTTTTGCAAAATGGCGGTTCAAGCAACACGGCTGTTGGTTCGGATGCTTTGCACACAAGCACTACGGGAACTGGAAACATTGCTGTTGGTAGTGATGCAATGTATTTCACAACCACGGGTTCATACAATGTAGGCGTAGGTCAACAAGCACTACGCTCCAACACCACAGCCTCTAACAATACTGCTGTGGGTTACCAATCGCTTAATGCCAACACTACTGGTACGCGCAATACAGCGACAGGCGTAAACGCCCTTAAAGCCAACACAACTGCGTCAGATAGCACTGCGTTTGGCGCAAATGCTTTGTCTGTTTCTACTGGTGCTGGAAATACTGCTGTTGGTTCATACTCGCTGTTCTTAACCACTACAGGCCAAAACAATACTGCAATTGGTTTGAACTCTGCGGGAAATATTACAACTGGCACAAGCAACTCTGCGCTTGGTAATTTTGCTTTGTATTATACCACCACTGCAAATTACAACACCGCCATTGGTGATTCTGCTTTATTCAACAACACCACAGC